GTCCTTGGCGGCACAGCTGCGTTTCTACAGTTTCTAGTTAAGCATTACTTAAATGAACTTAAGCCCAACGGTGGCTCTAGCATTAAGGATCAGGTTAATCGACTGGAAGCGCGTGTCGATACAATCATCGAGCTGTTAGGTAAGTAACACTTTATCTATGGCAAGGAAGCGACCAGTCATAGACTTAGATACTTATAGCAAACTCGATGCTTATTGCATTGCTATGAATGAGTATTACAAGTCATTACGCAGAGCAGGATTCACAGAGACCCATGCCTTCTGGCTGCTCTCTGATCGTGAATCCTTCCCGGACTGGATTATCCCTGACCTACCCAACCGGATAGACAATATCCCATACGAGGATGATGACGAGGACTAAATGAAGCGAATCGTTATTCTGAGCGATTTACAGGTTCCCTTCGAGGATGTCCATGTAACCCAGAACATAGCTAGATTCCTACAAAAGTTTAAGCCAGACCAAACAGTAACAATTGGAGATGAAATTGATTTCCAAACCATCTCTAAGTGGAGTGAGGGAACCCCTCAAGCCTATGAGCAGAGCCTTGGCGATGATCGTGATAGATGTGTCGAATTGCTCTGGGAGTTGGGTGTTACTGACTGCATCCGAAGCAACCACACAGATAGACTTTATAACATTATTATGAAGAAGATTCCATCGTTTCTTAGCCTTCCAGAGCTGAGATTTGAGAAGTTCATGAAGTTTGATGAACTAGGAATTACCTTCCACAAGAACCCTATGAACATCGCTCCCGGCTGGATAGCAGTCCATGGAGACCATACTCCTATCAAGCAGTTAGGTGGGCTCTCAGCCCTAGAAGCAGCCCGTAGGCATGGCAAGAACGTGATTTCAGGACATACTCACAGGGCAGGGCGTAGCGCCTTCACAGAAGCCTCTGGCGGGCGTTTAGGGCGTGTTTTACATGGAGTTGAGGTAGGAAACCTTATGGACTTTAAAAAGGCCGGGTACACAAAAGGCTCTGCAAACTGGCAGATGGCGTTCGCGATTATGTATGTCCAGAATTCAACCGTTCAAGTCGATTTAATCAATATTGAAAAGAATGGCACCTTTATAGTTCAGGGGAAGGTTTATGGCAGGGCGCGAAAGTGACTTGGCTTACAGCCTAGACGATGCCATAGACGAGGTGGAATTGTTACCGTTTCGTTATCTAAATCTAATCGACCAAGAGCTGCCACTAGGGTAACTTTCTCTTAGTGCCGAGATACGGCGCGAAGGGAGCAAGATGATTACTAACCACGATCACATAGTTTTACTGTCGATGCTAATTGGTTCACTTCCGGGGTTTCTTATTGGATACGCCAAAGGCCATGAACACGGCAAGATTCAGGGCAAGATAAATGCCCGCCGTTTAATCAAGGCACAGACCCAGCATCAGGTTAATCGATGAACGCCCGTGATTACCTTAACGAGGCCAGAGCTACTATCCAAGACCGTGGAGCTGATTACGGTCACCCGAGTGACAATATGCAACGCACCGCATCCTTATGGAGCGCATACCTCGAAATGCCAGTCAACGATTACCAAGTCGCGATGTGCATGGCATTGGTCAAAATCGCAAGATCGATGGAAACGGCAAAAACTGATACCTATGTAGATTTAGTCGCATATACCAGCCTGGCTGCGCAGCTTCACACAGAGGAGAATGAACTTTATGTTTAATCTAGAAGATTACGAAACAGTCGAAGAGCGACTTGTTAAATACTGGAAGGATCACCCAGATGGTCAGATTCATACGAAGTTGCTGGATTCAACTGCTTCTCGCTTTATCGTTGAAGCTAGTATCTATAGAACTGAAGCAGACTCTAGGCCTTGGACAACTGGCCTTGCTGAGGAAACAGTCCAGGGTCGCGGAGTTAATGCTACTTCTGCCCTTGAAAATTGCGAGACAAGTGCGATTGGCCGCGCACTCGCAAATGCAGGCTACGCTACTAAAGGAAAGAGAGCGTCTCGCGAGGAAATGTCTAAAGTTGCTGCAAGCCAAGAAGTAAAGGCTAAGGTTGAACAAGTAAAGGCTAAGATGGCTGATACATCGAAGGAATATGTCCCAGTACCAAAGGAAAGTGATCCATGGAGTCAGTCATTCGCAGCACCAGTTCAGACCTTGGAGACAGCAGTAGAGATGGTGAAGGATGTCCTTGGTGGCACTCCAGTAGACGAGAGCTGTATTCATGGTGCGCGTGTCTGGAAGACAGGAACCTCTAAGGCCGGCAAGCCTTGGGGTCATTGGAAGTGCATGGCTCAGATTATGGGAGATGCAGAGCGTTGCGATCCTATCTGGTATGAAATCGATAAAGAGACCGGACAATGGAAACCGCAGGTGAAACGCTGATGGGATACATACAGTTTCTAAATCAAGATGGAGAATGGGAGCAATTCCCTAACGAGGAACAAAGAGCCAATTTACGGGCTAATGCTGAACTGCTCGAGGAACTGGGTTACAAGCTGATATGCCAGTTATGTAATAAGTTTCCAACTAGATCACAGATTCGCACTCGATACCTATTACAGGAATGGGTATGCGAGGATTGTCATACAGTTAATTCTGCTGGGAAGGCATAACCTAATCGATGCCTAGACACAGAAAAGACCGAGGCTTTCGTACTGAGCGAGTAGTTGCAGCCTATCTTTCGCAATGGTGGAGAAGCGCAAGCATTGGTCGAGGGGCGGGAAAAGATATTCATAATGTCCCGTTCGACATAGAAGTCAAGGCAAGAAGCGATTTCTCGCCCCTCACATTTATCAAGCAAGTGGAGAAAAGGTCACAAGGCAAAGAGCTGAGTGCCGTGGTGTGCCGGATGAACGGACAAGGCGAGGATGCTTCCCAGTATCTTGCTTTCATGCGGTTTCAAGACTTGGTTGATTTAATGTTAAGAGCCGGTTACGGCGATATCCAGAAAGATTCGGTAGAATTAGAGCCTGAGAGATGCGCTATGTGCGGATCGTGGAAGTTAAAGGATGTCCCATGCCGGACTTGCAAGGTATCTGATGCCAATATATGAATTCGAGTGTACCAACGAAGAGTGCGAGGCTAACTTGCGCTACGAGAAGGAGTTATCGATCCATGAACCACATGACCCAAAATGCCAGTTCTGCCACAGCTCGATGCAGAAGATTTACAGCGTTCCTAATATCCAGTTTAAGGGAGAAGGTTTCTACTCTACAGATAAATAGTTATCAACAGCCTGTGGATAACTTTGTACAAAACATCATTACACGCTCACGACACGCCCAAGTTATACACATGCTTGACACGGTCGGTACACTCTTGGCTAGAGCCCTCAGGGGCTCAGAGCGGGCGCTTAAGCGGATAGCCCGCTCGGTAGCAATCGTTATTGGGATATCTCTATGCGTACCTATGAGTCACGCTACAAGTGGCTCAATAGAAGCAATTGATCCAAAGGATTATGTACGATTAGCATTACCGAAGAAAGAAGCTAAATGCCTATCCAGACTTATAGGCAAAGAATCTGCTTGGAATCATAAAGCAGTAGGCAATCTCAATAGCCCTACTAAGAGCTATGTATATGGACTATTACAGCTGAAGAATCCCATCGTTAAGGACAAGAGCCCTATTGAACAGATACACTTTGGGCTTAAGTACATCAATCATAGATATGACGGTAATGCGTGTAACGCATGGAAGCATTGGAAGGATAAAGGATGGCACTAATCAAGAAGCTTGTCTGTTACCTATTCAATCATCGATGGTTATATATTCCTTATGACAATATTCATTACGCATTATGCGATAGATGTAACAAGAGTGTTTATCTGCATGAGTAGTCTTAAAGGTACAGGTTCTAGTAACAAGTGGCGCAAGATAAGGGAACAGATCATCAGAAGAGATGGATGTTGCCAGATGTGCGGGTCAGATGAACGCCTTAGCGTTGACCACATAGTGCCACGCATTGCCGGTGGAGACGATAACCCCAATAACTTGCAAGTATTGTGCAGCAGTTGCAATAGTTCTAAGGGGGGTAGGTTTTTTGACAGGGGAAGGACAC